ACCGCCAGCTCAATGACAAGCGCGGTCGCCCGGATGCTCGCGCTCCCTCACGCGGCAATCTCGCCAACCCCAAAGTGGCAACATTTTGCGCTGCCCTTTGGCTCACTTTTACTCTGCCGTTGACAGCCATTGGGCCGGGGATCGCAAGCAGACCACGCTCTGGCACATTTCTGGCAAGGACCAGGACGCCGCCACCGTCCACGGTACGCAAAAACCTGTCGAATGCATGCGCCGCCCGATGCTGAACAACTCCAGCCCGGGCCAAGCGGTGTTTGAACCCTTCATGGGATCGGGCACCACGCTGATCGCGGCGGAAACTACCGGGCGGGTGTGCTTTGGCATCGAATTGAACCCGGCCTATGTCGATGTGGCCATCGAGCGCTGGCAGCAGTTCACCGGTGCCAATGCAGTTCTGGCCGATACCGGCGAGACATTTGCCGATCTGAAGGCCAAGAGGCTGGCGGCATGAACGCGCCCCTTTCGCACAAGCAGATCGAATACTGGCCGCTGGCCCAGCTGAAACCCTACGCCCGCAATGCCAAGACCCACGACGCCAGTCAGGTGGCCAAGATCGCCGCCAGCATGGCCGAGTTTGGCTGGACGGTGCCGGTCCTGGTCGCATCCGACGGCGAGTTGATAGCGGGCCACGGTCGTATCCTGGCGGCGGCGCATCTTGGGTTGGCCGAAGTGCCGGTCATCGTGTTGGGCCATCTGACAGAAGCTCAGCGCCGGGCGTATCGCATTGCCGACAACAAGTTGACGGAACTGGGCGGCTGGGATGATGCCTTGCTCTTGCAGGAATTGCAGGCGCTTCTGGCCGAGGATTTCGACCTCGGGCTGATCGGCATCCCGGACGAAGAGCTGAATGCGCTGCTGGCAGACGCGGACGACCGACAAGCGATCTCGGATGATGCGGCTGATGCCATTCCCGAGCCGCCCGCCGAACCGATCACCCGGTCGGGCGACATCTGGGCGCTGGGCCACCATCGGCTGTGCTGCGGCGATGCCACCGATCCGACCGCTGTCGTCAGGCTGACGCAGGGCGAACAGGCCACGCTGATGTTCACCTCGCCACCTTACGCCCAGCAGCGCGACTACGGCGCAGCCAAAGAGAAGGTCGGCGATTGGGATGCGCTGATGCAGGGTGTGTTCGCTGCGGCACCCGTCACTCAGGATGCGCAGGTCCTGGTCAACCTCGGCCTCGTGCATCGCGACAGCGAATGGCAGCCCTATTGGGAAGGATGGGTGGAATGGATGCGCAAATCTGGTTGGCGGCGCTTTGGTTGGTATGTTTGGGATCAGGGCCCGGGCCTGCCAGGCGATTGGAACGGTCGCTTGGCCCCGTCACACGAGTTCATTTTTCACTTCAACCGCTGCCCGCGCAAACCGCACAAGACCGTCCCATCCAAACACGCGGGCGAAACTTTGGGCGGCGGTGGTCTGCGCGGGGCCGACGGCACCGTCCACGCCAAGACCGGGACCGGCAACGCGATCCAAAGCCACCGTATCCCTGACAGCGTGTTCCGGATTATGCGTCACAAGGGCGGGCTGGGTGCCGCCGGATCGCATCCGGCCGTGTTTCCGGTTGCTCTGGTCGAAGCGGTGCTGACAGCCTTCAGCGATGCGGGCGATCTGATCTATGAACCCTTCTGCGGCTCTGGAACCCAGTTGGTGGCCGCAGAACGCGCTGGACGGCGGTGCTTTGCGATGGAACTGGACCCGGTCTATTGCGACGTGGCGGTGCGGCGCTGGGAAATCGCGACAGGAAAGCTAGCAAGCCTCAGCGCTTTCTGATCGCATCATAAAACTTGGGCTATGACTAAGCCGCTTCTTGTCAGTTCTACGAGCCACAATCGTACCGAACTCCCTAACTGAGTTTTGCGCAACGGCTCCTGTGGTATGATATAGCTTAAGTCTGGAGGTACACATGAACAGTGGCTTTTTCGAACTTTCCCTCGGCTTACAGGTCGCGTTGGCTTCAGGGTACCTCGCTTACATCACAGCTTATGCTGGGCTCCGCCGTGGGCACGCCACACAAGACGCCGTTTTTATTTCGTTGGTGTTCAGCGTGATTGCTTTGCTGAGCTTTGAACTGTTCCCGATTGAGCAGACCTACATTCGATCCGCAGCTGCATGTGCGGCTGCACTTCTAAGTGGAGTAATCTGGCGTAAGGCCGGGCGTCCATCTTGGCTTTGGCTGATGCGCAAGACGGGTGTACATCGCGAAGACGGCGTGCACTCACCATGGGATGTCGTAGTACAAACAGACAGAAAGGTGGGCCAGCTGTCGGTTCATTTGAAGAACGGTCGAGTTCTGTTCTTGAACGACAGACGGAACTTTCTAAATGCCCCTTGGGAGGGTCTCTATCTCGGGGGAGATGGAAGCATCATCATGGCGGTCGAAATGGAAGAACTTCCCGATGGTTCTGAGGAAATTAGGCAGGCGGTAGTCGACGATGCTTGGGGGACCAGGCTGACGTTTATCCCTTCATCGGAAATTGCACGCGTCAACATACGGCTGAAATAGGCTTCCCTATTTCCGCGGCGGAGGACTCGATCCAACCGTAGGGGTCGCGGGAGATGCACTTCCCTGACCGGATCCTACACCGGACGGAGATGTGCCGTTTGTAATCCCCGACGGAGAAGCCCCCTTGGTTACACCTGCCGGTGACGAACCCCGCGAACCACCGCTCGAATCATTTCCAGCCATTTTCGATCCCTTGATTGTCTCCGCGTTATATTAGGGAAGGTTGATGTCTCGGTCCAGTGATGAGACGGATGAGTCTAAGGGAGCAATTTGGCCGGATGGCGCGAGATGATAGACTCTACCACGAACGCTCTCTTTTGCTGAAGTCACGACCAGCCCAAGCCTCTTGCCCAAGGCGCCCGACATGGCCCCCCTCGCAGTGTGTGCCAACCACCCCGTTGCAGCGACGATCTCGTCCATCGTGGCACCGTCAGGCGTCCGAAGCAGAGTGATCAGCATCGCCTGCTTGGTCCCGGCGCGCGGCGTCGTCACTTTGGGTGCTGGCGCTCCGTCTTCGTGTTTTTGGAACACAACTTCCGTCTCGGCCACCACCGGCTCGATCCCGATGGCCATCAGGCCCGCGTCTGTGACCACCAGCGTTGTGCCGTGTCCGTCGCCGGTTTCCCGCCAGAGCGGCTCACCCCGGCGCAAGTTGGCGTCGACCTCCTGCAGCCAGCCGCGTTCGATCATCTTGGCCACGGCCATTTTGGCCGCCGCACCTGCCAAGCCCTTCGGCAGTGGCAGGGCGATGTTCTCAGGGCGCTGGGCACCAGCGGTCAGGATGATGGTCTGGGTTTCGGTAAGCTTGGTCATGGCGTTTCCCTATTGGTCGTGAGTGGCAAGGAAGGTGGCGATGCGCGACAGCAGATCGTTGTGGCCATTGGCGTCGGCCCCGAGGATCACATCGCCATCGTCGTCGCGTTCCAGATCGGCAACCTCGCGCAGCAGGGCTATGGCGTCATCGCAGGCGGCGATGCGTTCGGCCTCCAATGCGGCGGTGATGGCGTCCTGTTCGATCTGGTGGCGCTGGGCGGGATCAAGCGGCATGGCTGGCCTCCCACTTGGCGAAGTCGTCGGCCATGCCCATGCTTTCGGCGATCTTGCGCAGGATCCCGGGCGACTGGCCCTCCAGATCGGCAGCAAGCTTCGCCTCGGTCAGGAAGGTTTCGCGCGGCAGGTGGTTCAAGGTGCCGTAGTGGAGGCGCATCGATGCCTCGATCCCAGCAGGGTTCAAGTCGGGCGCAAGTTCGTGCAGCAGAGTTTGGTAGGACATGGTGGCTCCGTTCGGTCGGGCGCGCGGGTTGCGTCCCCTCCTACGCAAACAAGCCCCGCCATCGCGGGGCTTGGTCGGGGCGCTTCGGATCAGCCGGCGCAATCGCCCTCGCCAAAGGCGATGTCTGTCATCTCGCGCAGCAGATTTGCGTACCGCTGCAGATCGCCGACATGGCCCCAGTGGATCTCGTCGGGGGTGGCGTTGAAGTGATCGTCGCTCAGGCCTTTCAAGCGCACGAGTCGGGCGTCGATTTCGGCCTTGGCGGCCACGAAGGCGGCGAGGGCTTTGTCGTTGGTGGCGATGGCGCGGCGGTTGGTCATGGCATGTTCTCCTGTTCAGCGGGTTGCGGCTTGGCCAGCGGCGAAGGCCGCTTCCAGCGCGGCGCGGATCGACCAGACCGCCACATCGTGAAAGTCGAGGCCGTCGCTGTTCCGGGTTTCCAGCGTCTCGATATGGAAATGCTTTGCTGCGATCTCCAGCAGCAGGGCCTCGCTGGGGGCTTTGGCGGGGGTTGCGGTCTTGGCGGTCATGGCCTGATCGTCCTTCGGTGAGTTGCATCGTTTTCCTGCAATCAGAATCGCTCTTGTCCGGAGTGTAATCAACTGAATAACAAGCAATTTCATTGCTTTAGGCGAGAGGCGCAACGCGATGGACGGGATGAGCGAGCGGGAATACTCCAGCCATTCCGGGCTGTCGCGCGGGGCGATCCAGAAGGCCCGCAAGGCCGGGCGGCTGGTGGTTTTCGGCGATGGGACAATCAATGCGGCGGCGTCAGATGCGCGCCGGTCCGAGATGACGGACCCCGATCAACAGCGGCGCAGCACGGGTGGAGGCGACAGTGGCTTTTCGGGGCCCGCCGACAGTTCGTCATACCTGAAAGCCCGCACGGCGCTGACCGTCTACCAGGCGCAAGAACGCCAGCTGGCGATCCAGAAGAAGAAGGGCACGCTGGTCGACCGGGCCCGGGCCGAGGCGTTGGTGTTCCGCCTGGCGCGGCAGGAACGGGACGTGTGGGTGACTTGGCCCGCCCGGGTGGCGGCGCTGATGGCTGCCGAAGTGGCAGCGGAAGTGGAGAAACAGACCAACAAACCGGTGATGATCGAGGCCGCGATCCTGCAAAGGGTGCTGGAAACCCATGTCAGAGAACAGCTCGCAGCCCTCGCCGACCTCCGCGTCTCCCTGGGGTGAAGACGACGATCTGACTTCTGATCTCGACCTCGGGTTTGACGGCGCCGAGGATATCCTGCGCACTTGGCGCCGGGGCATGCGGCCTGACCCGGACCTGACGGTGTCGGAATGGGCTGATCAGCATCGCTGGTTGTCGTCGCGTGCGAGCGCCGAACCCGGGCGGTATCGCACGGCCCGCACACCCTATCTGCGCGAAATCATGGATGCGCTGTCGCCCCGCCACCCGGCCCAGCGCATCTCGTTCATGAAGGCGGCGCAGGTTGGCGCAACGGAGGCAGGCAACAACTGGATCGGATTCGTGATCCATCACGCCCCTGGCCCAATGCTGGCCGTGTTGCCGACGGTCGAGATGGCGAAACGCACGTCGCGCGGGCGGCTCGACCCGCTGATCGCGGACAGTCCTGCCTTGCGCGAACGGGTCAATCCGGCGCGGTCGCGGGATGCTGGCAACTCGATGCTGTCCAAGGAGTTCCCGGGCGGCATCCTTGTGCTGACCGGTGCGAACTCCGCCACCGGCCTGCGCTCGATGCCAGCGCGCTACATCTTTCTGGACGAGGTTGACGCCTATCCAGCCTCCGCCGACGAGGAAGGCGATCCTGTCACGCTGGCCGAAGCGCGCACCACGACATTCTCGCACCGGCGCAAGGTGTTCATGGTCTCCACCCCGACGATCCGGGGCTTGAGCCGGATCGAGCGGGAATTCGAGGCCAGCGATCAACGCCGTTACTTCGTGCCTTGCCCGCATTGCGGGGCGATGCAGTGGTTGCAGTTTGACCGCCTGCGCTGGGCGAAGGGCCAGCCGGAAGCTGCGGCCTATGCTTGCGAGGGCTGTGAAAAGCCCATCGCGGAGCATCACAAGACGCAGATGCTGGAACGCGGTGAGTGGCGACCGACTGCTGTTTCGGTCGACCCGCATTCCATCGGCTTTCACATCTCCGCGCTCTATTCGCCGATGGGCTGGAAAAGCTGGGCGCAGATCGCGCGAGACTGGTTGGCCGCCCAAGGCTCCGACGAGATGCTGCGCGCCGCCCGCAACACGCTGCTGGGCGAAACGTGGGTGGAAAGCGGCGATGCGCCCGAGTGGCAGCGCCTGGCGGATCGTCGCGAGGTGTTCGCCGCGACCGTGCCGCACCTTGGCCTGTTCCTGACCGCCGGGGCCGATGTGCAGAAGGATCGGATCGAGGTTGACGTCTGGGCCTGGGGCCGGGGTTTGGAGTCCTGGCTGGTCGAGCACATCGTCATCGCGGGTGGCCCAGAGGATCCGGCCGCTTGGGACAAGCTGACCGCACTTCTCGGTCGGACATGGACCCACGAAAGCGGTGCCGTCATGCAGCTGTCCAAACTGGCCATCGACACCGGATATGAGGCCCCGGCAGTTTACGCCTGGTCGCGCGCCGCCGGATACGCGCAGGTCACGCCGATCAAGGGCGTGGAAAGCTTCAACCGGTCAACGCCTGTGTCGGGGCCGACCTTTGTCGATGCAACGATTGGCGGAAAGCGTCTCCGGCGAGGCGCGCGGCTCTGGACCATCGCGGTCTCGACCTTCAAGGCGGAAACTTACCGCTTCCTGCGGTTGGAACGTCCAAGTGATGAAGACCGGGCGCTTGGCGTCTGCGATCCGGCTGGCACTATGCACCTTCCCAACTGGACCGACACCGAATGGCTGAAGCAGCTGGTGGCCGAGCAGATGGTGACGGTGCGCAACAAGCGCGGCTTCGGCCATCAGGAATGGCAGAAGATGCGCGAACGCAACGAAGCGCTGGACTGCCGGGTCTATGCCCGGGCTGCGGCATGGATCCTCGGCGCCGACCGCTGGGACGAGGCGACATGGCGGTCGCTGGAATCCCAGGCGGGCGTTGAAACCAAAGAACAGGTTGTGGCGGTGGTGGTCGAACAGTCCGCCCCGACCGCCGGAACCGTACTTACACCCCGCCGCCGACGTTCCGGCGCGGTGACCCCGAAATACATGAGGTAGCGACTATGACTTTGGCAGAAATGCAGGCGCTGCTCAGCGCCCTCCTTGGCATGCGCTTTGGCGGCGTCCGTTCGATCACTTATGACGGGCGGCAGATCAGCTATGGCTCGGACGCAGAACTGGCGACAGCGATCTTCGACCTCGAGCGCCGGATCGCCGCGGCAGACACCACAGTCACGCGGTCGCGGGTGTCCCGCCCCTTCGCTTCGAAGGATCTGTGATCATGGTTACGACCAGTTGGCGGGCGCGTGTCGGCGCATGGGTCGGCGGCTTTGGCGTGCCCGGCGGGTTCGATGCCACCTCGGGCCAGCGCCGGTTGAAGGGCTTTGTCACGTCGCGCGCCCATGTCAACGCGCTGATCGCCGCCTCCGGCCCGGAGATGAACGCCCGGGCGCGCTGGCTGGTCCGCAACAACGGATACGCCGCCAATGCGATTGAGTCGTGGGCGGCCAATACCGTCGGCGATGGCATCAGCCCCAATTCCACCATTGCCCAAGCCTCGCGCAAGGATGCCGTGCAGCGCCTCTGGTTGGCCTGGACCGATGATGCCGACGCCGAAGGGCTGACAGATTTCTACGGACTACAGCGCCGCGCCGCCCGCGAGGTGTTCATGACCGGCGAAGTGTTCCTGCGCTTCCGGCCCCGCCGACCGGAGGATGGGTTGGTGGTGCCGCTGCAGATCCAGATGCTGCCGTCTGAAATGCTGCCACTCAACCACAATGCCGTCGACGGCAACGGCAATGTCATCCGGCAAGGTATTGAGTTTGACCGCGTCGGCCGCCGGGTCGCGTTCCACTTCCTGCGCCGCCATCCGGGCGACAGCACCGATCCGGGGCTTGCGGGCGAGACTGTCCGGGTTCCGGCCTCTGAGGTTTTGCACATCATTGATCCGGTCGAGGCCGGACAATTGCGGGGCGTGTCGCGCTTTGCGCCTGCCATCGTGAAGTTGTTCCTGCTCGACCAGTACGATGACGCCGAGTTGGACCGTAAGAAGGTCGCGGCGATGTATGCGATGTTCGTGACCTCGCCAGCGCCGGACAATCCTCTGGCCCCACCCGACGAGGAATATGAAGTGGCGCCCGGCCAAGTGGTCCGTCTCGATCCCGGCGAGGATGTGACCGTCAGCGCCCCGGCAGATTCCGGTTCCACCTATGAGCCGTTCCAGTACCGGACCCTGCTGCAAATCTCGGCCGCGCTGGGCATTCCCTATGGCTATCTCAGCAACGACGGGGCCAAGGGCAACTTCTCGAACTCGCGTCTTTCGCTGATCGAATTTCGCCGCCGCGTTTCCGCCTGGCAGCACTCGGTGATGGTGTTCCAGATGTGCCGCCCGGTCTGGGCGCGTTTCATGGACACCGCCGTGCTGGCTGGTGGTCTGAAACTGCCGGGCTATGACCGCCGTCGCGCGGAATACCTCGCCTGCAACTGGCTGCCGACCAAATGGGAATGGGTTGATCCGCTGAAAGACGCCAATGCAGAGATTGCCCAGATCGAAGCCGGGTTGAAGTCGAGGACGCAGGCCATCGCTGAACGCGGCTATGACGCCGAACAGGTCGACGCGGAAATCGCCCGTGAACGCGACCGCGAACGCAGGCTCGGCCTCGACTTCCGCCGTCCGGGATCGCCCGCGCAGGCGCCTGGCGGCGGCGACCCCAACGCTGATCCAAATGCTGATCCGAACGCCCCTGACCAGAGCCCGCAGGACCAGAATGGGTCCGATCCAAATCAGGACCCGAACCAAAACAATGCGTCATAGGAGGCGAGACGATGTTCCATGCGCAGATCGCCCACCGGGCGTTCAACACGCCCCTGTTGGTCGAGCCGTCCAAGGCCATGGCGTTCCTGTCCGGGCTTGGACCGCGCATCACTGGGCGGCAGTTACGGCTGGCCGGGATTGAAGTCGGGCCGGAAGAACTGGCACATGCGGCGCTGCCTGCTCGGGCAGGTATCCTGAGCTCTGGCCTAGCCACGCAATATCAGCGCGATGGTCAGCCGCCTTTCGCACTGCAAGACGGCATTGCGGTGATCGAAATCTCTGGTGTGCTGGTGCATCGCGGAGCGTGGATCGGGCAATCCTCTGGGCAAACGTCTTACGAAGGGATCGCCGCGCAACTCGGAGCTGCCGCCGCGAACCCTGCGGTGCACGGTATTGCCCTCGAGATCGACAGTTTCGGCGGCGAAGTCGCGGGAGTGTTCGACTTGGCGGACGCCATTCGGGCGGCTCGGTCTGCGAAGCCGGTCTGGGCCTTCGTCGTGGAGCATGCCTTCTCAGCGGGCTATGCGCTAGCGTCCCAGGCCGACCGGATCATCCTGCCCCGCACCGGGGCGGTCGGCAGCATCGGCGTCGTCGTGATGCATGCCGATTTGAGTGGCCAGCTGTCGGACGCAGGCGTGACTGTCACGCTGATCCATTCCGGCACCCATAAGGTCGATGGAAATCCCTACGCGCCGCTGCCCGATCCTGTGCGAGCCCGCATCCAGGGGGAAATCGACAGTATCCGGACGCTCTTCGCCCAAACGGTCGCCGCGGGGCGCGGCCGCAGCATGAATATCGACGCCGCGCTGGCTACCGAAGCGGAATGCTATCGCGGCGCGGAGGCTGTGGCGGCCGGTCTGGCCGACGAGGTCTCCGACCCGGCGTCAGCTTTTGCTGCCTTTGCTGCTGCCGTGAACGGACGCGGCGTAATCCCAAGCGCTGGGCCTGGACGAGCCCAACAATCCCACCTGTCAAAGGAATCGATGATGAAACCGAATGCACTGTCTGCAGCCGAAGCTCCTGCCCCCGATGAGACCGAAGGTCGGGCCCAGCCCGCGCCCGTCGAGCCGTCTCCGGCTCCGGCGCCCCCGCATGCTCCTCCCTCACCTGCGCCGTCCGAGGCTGCGACGGCCGTGGCCCTTGTGCGCGCCGAAGCGGCGGAGCTGGCCACCGTTGGCGCGCAGGCGGCGCGGTTGGGCGTGACCATCGATGTGGCCGAGGCCGTCCAGAAGGGCATCCGACCGGACGCGTTGCGCGCCTCCGTCCTGAACCAGCTGGCCGCGCGCAGCGATGCTTCTGCCATCGCCGTGGTGCCGCCGCCCAAGTCGGCCGCGCCGGAAAGCCCGCTCCTGGCCGCCGCCAAACGCGTCGCCAGCGCTGGCAAATCCACCTGAAGCTTCCAACCCGAAAGGATCTGAACCATGCCCACCCTCACGCAGGCACCGTCGCAAGCTGATGTCATCAAATTCCAGTTTGAGCCGAACTACACCAATGAGGCGATCACCCTGCTTCTCGGCACAAACTACAAATCCGGATCCGTGCTGGGCAAGATCACGGCCACCGGAAAATATAAGCTGGCCACCGCTGCCGGTGCCGATGGGGCGCAGATCGCCTCGGCCGTCCTGCTGAACCCTGTCGATGCGACCACTGCCGATGCCACTGGCGTCATTCTGGCGCGCGGCCCTGCCATCGTCTCTAAAGTGGCGCTGGTGTTTGACGCGACCGTCAACACCGTCCCTCTGACCGCCACGAAATGGGCAGAACTGACCGCCGTCGGCATCGTGCCGCGGACCAGCGCCTGATCCGCAGCGAGACAATCGCCGCCCTTGATCCAACCCCAAACCTCCGGAGACATCATGAACGCCATCATTCGCAACCCGTTTGACGCGGGCGGCTATTCGCTTGCCGAAATGACCCAAGCCATCAACATCCTGCCGAACCTTTACACCCGGCTGGGCGAGATCGGCCTGTTCAGCTTCGAAGGCATCACCCAGCGCTCGGTCATCATCGAGCAGTTCGATGGTGCGCTGAACGTGTTGCCCTCGGTCCCCTTGGGCGCACCCGCCACTGTTGCCACCCGGCAAGGCCGCTCGATGCGGTCTTTTGGCCTGCCGTGGATCCCACATGACGATGTGATTTTGGCATCGGACATTCAGGGCGTGCCCGCCTTTGGCGGCAGCGAGAATGAACAGCTGGCCACGGTGATGATGCGCAAGTTGACCCTGATGCGCCGCAAGCACGCCCAGACCCGCGAATACATGGAGATGAACGCGCTGCGCGGCATCGTGAAAGACGGCGCTGGCACCACGCTTTACAACTACTTCACCGAATTTGGTCTGGCCCAGATCTCGGTGGATTTCCTGCTCGGAACGGCCACCACCCTCGTGCAAGCCAAGGTGCGCGATGCGATCCGGGCGGTGGAGGACAACCTTCTGGGCGAGTCGATGATCAGTGTCTACGCGCTGGTCAGCCCCGAATTCTTCGACAAGCTGATCGGCCATGCCCTGACGCAGGAGGCCTACAAGTTCTACTCGGCCATGGGCGCGCAGCCTTTGCGCCAGGATGTAAGGCGGTCTTTCCCCTTCGCGGGCATCTTGTTCGAGGAATACCGGGGGACGGTGACGCTCTCGACCGGCGTGGCCGAACGTCTGATCCCGGTTGGCGAGGGCATCGCCTTCCCGATCGGCACCATCGACACGTTCACCACTTACGGCGGCCCGGCCAACCAGATCAGCCTCGCCAACACCATCGGCCTGCCGCTTTATGCCCGGCAACTGATGGACGAGAAGGATCGCTGGATCAACATCCTGACCGAGGCCTCGATCCTGCCGGTCAACAAGCGGCCCCGCACCGCGATCCGCCTGTTCACCTCCAACTGATCGGGACCGGAGACATGAACGCCTTCGCCACCGCCATGAACATGATCTTCGCCGATGCCAACATGGCGGTGGATGCCACTTGGTTTGCGGGCGGCACCGGCACGGGCATCGCCGTCCGGGTCATCCGCAAGTCACCGGACGAGATCACGCCCTTCGGCGCTGGCCGCATCCAGTCGGAAACCACCATGTTGGATGCCCGCATTGTAGACATGCCGACACCTGCGCCAGGCGACATGATCCGGATCGGGCCGGAGGACTTCATCCTGCAAGGCGAACCAAAGCTCGACCGCGAACGCCTGATTTGGACCCTGAATACGAGGACGCCATGAAACTGAACATCAGCTTCACCCCAGACCTCGTTGTTCTGATGCGCGCCGAAGTGGCGGCGGGGCAAAAGGCGGTCTCCATCACTATGGCACAAGCTGGTGCCGGTCTGAAATCTGCCTGGCGAGGGCAGATCACCGGCGCAGGTCTCGGCCAGCGCCTTGCCAACGCCATTCGGTCGCAGACTTATCCCAAGGGTCGCAACAGTCTGGATGCCGCAGCCCTGGTCTGGTCCAACGCGCCGGTGATCATCGGCGCACATGACACCGGGCCGCTGATCCGCTCAGGCAGTGGCTTCTGGTTGGCCATTCCGCTGCCCGCCGCTGGCAAGGCGCTGGGTGGCAAGCGCATCACGCCCGCGATGTGGGAGCAAAAGACCGGCCTGCGCCTGCGCTTCGTCTATCGCAGCCGGGGCCCAAGCCTGCTGGTTGCGGACGCCGTCCGGCTGAACACGCGCGGCCAGGCTGCCGTCTCCAAGTCGAAAACCGGACGCGGTCAGGTCACCGCGCCGATCTTCCTGCTGGTGCGGCAGGTCAAACTGCCCAAACGGCTGGATCTGATGCGAGATGCCGAACGGGCGCAAGCGGCCATTTCGGGCAGCATCGTGCGCAATTGGGTCGAAGATCATCTCTGATGTCCAGCAAACGCGAACTGGTTCTGTCTGCCCTGCACACCCGGCTGCAGACCCTTGCCGCTCCGGTGCTGCGCGGTGACGTGCTGCCCGAGCGCATTCCGGCCAACGGCCTGATCATCCTGCGCGATGGAAAGCCAGGCGAGCCGGAGGTGACGCTGTCGCCGCTCACCTATTTCTATGAGCATCGGGCGGAGCTGGAGGTGGTGATCCAGGCGGGTATTGGACGCGATGCCCTCTTTGACGCGCTGACGGCTGATATTGGCGCGGCGCTGGCCGCTGATCGCACGCTGGGTGGTCTTTGCGATTGGGTCGAGGCTGAAGCTCCCGAGCCGGTCGATCTACCGATTGAAGGGGCCGCTGCCCTGAAAGCGGCGGTGATCACCATCGTCCTGCACTATGCAACAACCGATCCACTGATCTGATTTCCCTCACAAAAGGACACTGACATGGCACGCGCACAAGGAGCGCGGGCGCAGATGGCGCTTGCGTTCGAGACAGTCTACGGCACCCCACCCGGGGCCGGATTTACCCAGATGCCCTTCATCACCTCATCGCTTGCGGCCGAACAGCCGCTGCTGGCATCCGAACTTCTGGGCTATGGCCGCGATCCCCGCGCGCCCTTGCTGGATGCGATCACCACAGATGGCGATGTCGAGGTGCCCATCGATGCAGTTGGGTTCGGCTTCTGGTTGAAGGCGACCTTCGGGGCCCCGACCACCGCAGGCACAGTCGCGGCGACCGGGTCGGTCATCTTTTCGGCGCAGCCTGCCGTCAACGCGACGGTGACTATCAATGGCACAGCCTTCACCTTGGTGGCTTCGGGGGCTGTCGGCAACCAGGTGAATATCGGGGCCAACCTTACCGCTACGATGACAGCACTCGCCGTGGTGCTGAATGCCAGCGTCGTCGCCGGGGTGGCACTTGCGACCTATACCGGCACGGCGTCAGCGCTGAACATCGCGTTCGATGTCCTTGGCATCACTGGAAACACCTTCACGCTGGCGGCGTCGATTGCGCCCGCCGCCAATGGAACGGTGTCGGCGGCAACCCTGACTGGCGGTTTGAACGCCCACACCTTCCTGTCAGGAAATTGGACTCTGCCCAGCATGTCCATCGAAGTCGCCATGCCAGAGGTGCCGCGCTTTGCGATGTATTCCGGATGCGTCCTGGATTCGCTTTCTTGGCAGATGGAAAGGTCTGGGCTGCTGGGCGCCAAGGCCATGCTGGTCGCACAAGGCGAAACCATCGCCGGGGCCACGGCCGCAGGCACGCCAGCTGCCATCGCGTTGAAGCGCTTCGGTCACTTCAACGGGGCGATCAAGCGCGATGGCTTGGCGCTGGGCAATATCGTTTCGGCCGATCTCACCTATGCCAACAATCTGGATCGGATCGAGACCATCCGCTCGGATGCGAAGATCGACGGGGCTGATCCGACCATCGCGGCGCTAACCGGCAAGATCGATGTGCGTTTCGCTGACACCACGCTCCTGACCCAAGCCATCAACGGCACGGCTGCAGCGCTGGAGTTCAGCTACCTGCTAGGCAGTGGAGAGAGCCTGACACTCACCGCGCATGCGGTCTATCTGCCGCGCCCCCGGATTGAGATCAAAGGACCGAAAGGTGTGCAAGCGTCCTTCGATTGGCAAGCCGCACTGGCCACCAGCCCAGCGCGGATGTGCAGCGTGGTGCTGGTCAACAGCTTGGCAGGTTACCCATGATCCGGATCAATCTTTCCCCCGAGCCGCAATGGCTCGACCTTGGCCATGGCGTACGGCTGCTGCTTTTGCCGCTGACCACCGCGCTAATGGTGGCGACACGGTCCGACATCGCCGTGCAGGATCTGGCCGCCGATGCAAGCAACGACTTTCGTGCGGCGATATTCGCTGCAGCCCTTGCCCGGCGTGCAGTGGTCGATTGGGACGGTGTCGGCGATGCCGATGGCGCTGTCATCGACGTGACTCCAGAGGGTATCGACGCGCTTCTGTCGCTCTGGCCGATCTTCGAGGCCTTCAACCTCCACTACGTCAGCCGCGGCATGCTGCTGGACGCGGAAAAAAACGGCTCTGCGCCCTCGCCGACTGGCACTTCAGTGGGGGCGACAGCTACTGCCAGGCCTGCGAAACGCAGTGCCAAGACTGCCCCGCGCGATTTAACCAACCGCTAAGCCTGGACGGCTGGCAGGTCTGGGATCTGGTTGGCCGTCTTGGCGGGCAAATGCGGGTGGCGGGAAAAGCCGTGCTGGGCTGGGACATGGGCGCTGCCTTCGGCCTTTCCCGTGCGCTGGGCCTGAATCCCATGGTGGTGGCGGAACTCCTTCCGGAGCTGGAGGCGGTCATGGTCCGCCGCATCAATGAGAAGATCGGAGAGACTGATGGCTGAAAAGCGCGTTTCCGTCCGCCTCGCGGCGGTCGGCGGCAAACAAGTGCGCGCCGAGTTGGAAGGTGTGGGCGACGCCGGGGTCAAGGGCTTTGGCCGCATGTCCAAGGAAGCCGAGATTGCCAATGCCAGGCTGGCGGCATTTTCCACCCGGGTGAAGATCGCAGCCGCGGTGGCCGTCGCAGCTGCCGCCGCCGCTGGCATCGCAATGATCCGGTCCGGGCTGGAGACCATCGACGCGCAGGCCAATCTGGCGCAATCCCTCGGGACCACCACCCGCAGCATCCAAGTGCTGACCTTCGCCGGAGATCTAGCTGGGGTCTCCATGGACGAGATCGCGGCCGCAACCAAGAAGCTGACGCTAAAACTGTCTGATGCAGCGGGCGGAACCGGCACGGCGGTCGACGCGCTGCAACGGCTGCATCTGACGGCCACCGACCTGCAGGCTCTGCCGCTCGACGAGCGCATCGTGGCCATTCAGGATGCGCTGGCGGAGTTCGTCCCGCCTGCCGAGCGTGCGGCTGTAGCATCAGCCTTGTTTGGTGACAAAGCCGCGTTGGCCTTCGGTCGGATCGACAGCGCGACACTGCGCCAGGCTTCGCAGGACATCACCGATTTCGGCGTGGCGGTGTCCGATCAGGATGCCGATCAGATCCGAACTGCAGGCGATGCCATCGACCGGCTGGGCCTGGTCTGGCTCGGTTTGACCAATCAACTGACCGTCGCTGTCGCCCCGGCACTGGAAACGGTGGCGAATGCGCTGGCCGACGCCACGCGGGTGGGTGGCGTGTTTCAAACCAGCATCAGCTTCCTTGGCGACCACATTGGCGAGATCACCAGCATTGCCGGGGCGTTCGCCACCTTCTTTGCCGGACGCTTCGTCATCGCGCTAGGCGCAGCAGCACTTGGCGTCAGCGGCTTTTCCCTGTCCCTCACCGTCTTGAAAGGGGCGCTGATCCGCACCGGCATCGGTGCTTTGATCGTCGGCGCTGGGGAATTGGCCTATCAGTTCTCCAAACTGGTCGAGGGCGCTGGCGGCTTTGGCGCGGCGCTGGGCCTCCTCTCTGATCTCGCCAGCGAGGTCTGGGATCGGATCGGACTGGGCATCGATGCGGTGGTCGCGAGCCTGCAGGCCAGCTGGTCCGAGATCACCGCTACCGTCGCCGACGCCATGCAAGGCGCGCTGGTAGCCGTCGTTGGCTTTGGCAATTCCGCGACCGGCGTGTTTCAGGGGGCGTTCGATGCGATGAAGGCAATCTGGGGAGCATTGCCTTCAGCCATCGGAGACTTTGCCTTCCAGGCCGCAAACGGGTTGATCAGCGGCGTTGAGGCGATGCTGAACGGTGTTGTCACCCGGATCAACACCTTCATCTCCGGTCTGAACGCGGCGCTCGACATGCTGCCCGACTGGGCCACCGGCGAGGGAGGCATCCAGATTGGCACCCTCGATCTGGTCACAT